CCACGTGTGTGGGGAAAATGCTTGAGAGATGAGAGGCTCTCGGGCGGCGCGCTTTTTTGTGTGTAGGGACAGGAGGGGCAATGAACGGGAAGCAGAAGGCGGTGGCGGTGCTGGCGGTGTTATTGAGTTTGTTGGTGGGCGTGGCGGTTCCTTCGTGCTCGCCGAAGGCGCCTTCGGCGCGGGCGGGGGGCGTTCTGGTCTCCGGGATGATTGAGACGGGTTTGCTGGTGGTCCTGGAGGTGGCGGTGCCAGTCATCGCCGGGCTGGCGCTGCGAGAGTACAAGAAGCGCCTCCAAAGGATGCGCGAGCGCGAGTGGTGGTACGAATTGGAGCAGATGGTCCATCACGCGGTGCGGGCGGCTGAGCAGCGAGGGCTGATTGACGATCTGGAGGCGTATGGCGGCGACAAACTGGAGGCGGCCATTGCGATGCTGGAGGAGCAACTGGCGGCTCGGGGGTATATCCTGGATCTGGACCAGCACGCCGAGTTGATCCGCACGCTGATCGAGGCTGAGGTTAACCGGCAGTTCCCGAAGCGGCGCGCGGGAGGCTAGCGTGAGCGTCGAGGCGATTGTGGCCGCGGTCTCGGCGGTAGTGTCGGTGGGGACGCTGGTGGTGTCCTGGCGGCGCTCGCGGACGGAGGCGGAGGCGGCCGAGGAGGGGGCGGAGATTGACGCTGCGGCGATGGTATCCAGCGCCAGCACGCAGTTGCTGGGGCCATTGCGGGAGCGGGTCGATGAGTTGGAGGAGCAATCGCGCCGCCAGCGGCAGGAGATCGAGAGTTTGTGGGACTGGATTGACGATCTCTATCGCGGAGCGCTTCAACTGTATCATCAGGTTTGTGATTTAGGCCGCGAGCCAGTGTACGAACCGGAACGCCCGGAACGTCCGAGGAGGGATGACTGGTGAACGGGATGGGGCAGCAGCAGATGATGAGTATAGCGCAGGGCCTGCGCGAGGCGGTCGATGACGCCGACGCGCTTTCGCAGTATCTGGCGCAGCAGGCGGACCGGCTGACGACGCTGGCGATGGGTGAGCAGGCGGTGGCGTGGGATGCGCCGGTGGGCGTCAATCGACCGGAGGTGTATCCGGATCGGGAGCGGTATGAGCCTGCGGATTATTATTGCGCGGCGATTCACGATCTGACGGGGCGTGGCAACGGCGGTTATCAGCATCCGGGCGTGGATATCAATCTGGCTGTATGGCCATACGGTGACGTGGACCGCGGGCAGCCGGTGTTTGCGGTGGCGAGCGGCGAGGTCTATCGCGTGTCGTGGTCTGATAGTTACCTGGGCAGCGTGATCATCGCGACACCGTGGACGCGTGACGAGCTGGAGGTGCGGGCTGACTGGTGGGATGGGCGCGTGCGGTCGAAGCGCTGGATTATCCATCCGGGCGATTTGCTGTACTGGCGGTACTGGCACCTGGCGAACGACAGGACGTTCCGCGGCCTGAACCAGGGCGATACGGTGGAGACGTGGCAGCACCTGGGGGCGCTGGGCGATTACACGCTGGGTCAGGGGGGCGATCATCTCCATCTGGATTGTACGCTGACGCCGCGGGAGGCTCACTGGTGGTTCCGGCATCCGGAGGTGCGGTGGGTTGATCCGCTGCGCATCCTGAGCGAGGTGCTGGGCGGCGATCTGGTGGATTTGATGGTGGCGAAGTGACCTGACGTGGGTATCATCTCGCGCCTGTTAGGGAGCGACGGGCAGCGACCGGCGACGCCAGAGGTTGAGGGCGTGGCGGCTCTGACGGTCCCGGATGAGGATGAGGTTTACCGCCGGGCGGTCGAGGAATGGGAGCAGACGAAGGAGCACCTGGCGCAGCGTGAGCGCCAGCGATTGCACTTTGACAGCGGGCCGATTTGCTTGGTCTGGATCGCGGATTTGCACCTGGGCGGGAAGGGGATCGATTATCCGCGGGTGTTCGAGGAAGCGGAGATCATCGCGGAGACGCCGGGGATGTGGGCCGGGACGGTGGGCGATCTGGTCGATCAATTCATTTTGGAGCAGATGCGCAGCGAGCGGCTGGAGGCGCGGTTGACGATCCCGGATGAGTGGGTGCTTTTGAAGCGCTACCTGAAGGCGCTGGGGCCGAGGTTGAAGGTGGCGGTGCGCGGCAATCACGACGCCTGGGTGCATAAATTGAGCGGGGTCGATTATTTCCGCGAGGTGTTGACCTCGGTGGCGCCGAGCGTGCTTTACGACGAGGATGATTGCCGGTTCCGGCTGGAGGTAGGCGATGCGGCGTGGCGCGTGCGGGTGCGGCATAAGTGGAAGGGTAGTTCGATCTATAACCCGAGCCACGGCATCGAGCGGGCGGCGAAGTGGGATCAGGATTTCGACCTGGGTGTCGGGGCGCATACGCACGAGGGCGGCTTTGCGCGTGGATTCAGCGCCGGGGGGCGCGATTGTATGGCCGTGATGTGTGGGAGTTATAAGGTTCACGACCGCTACGCGCGCTCGCGGGGCTTTCCGAAGCCGCGGCGGACGACGGCGGTGAGTGTGATTTTTTGGGATGGTCGGATGGTGGGTGTGGAGTATTTGCCGCTGGCAGCGCGGATTATGAGGCAATTTTACGATGGCTGATCGAGATTGGTTGGAGTTGGTCGACGGTGATGCGGGCGAGGGTTATGAGGCCTCGGGCGCTGAATCGCCAGTCCAGACGTTGCCCGGGATGGAGGGTGAGGCGGACGCGCTGACGGAGGCGCAATTGCGCAGCCGGAGGGCAAGGCGGGTATTCGAGGCACAGCACGAGGCCGGGCCGTGGATGGATGATTACTGGGACCTGCTGGAGGAAGGCTGGAGCTGGCGGCAGGCGGTCTATATGTTGTGGGCGGCGCAGCCAGCCGACCAGCGCAGGCCGCGGTACCAGCACGAACTGGCGACGGAGGTGCTGGGGCTGACCTCCGACCGGGTGATCAGTCAGTGGAAGGCCGAGAATCCGGCGATGCAGACGCGGATCAAGGCGCTGACGGCCTCGGCGCTGGCGAAAGCGCGCTCCGAGATTTACGCGGCGCTGATCGAGAGCGCGAGCGATCCGAACCCGCGCAGCCATAGCGACCGTAAACTGGCGCTGGAGATGCTGGGCGATTACGTCAAGCGCCAGGAGGTCGGGGTGGTGGCGGGCGAGGTCGCTGATTGGAGCGAGGTGAGCGAGGAGGATCTGGCGTCGATTGCACAGTTGCCAGATGGAGCGGATGACTAACGATCGCGTGGAGGAGACCAGAAAGGAACTTGCTCGCCGGGAGTTGGCGCGGCGGGATTTGATCGCGTTTGCGTGGTACACGTACCGGCGGTACCAGGCGGCGGGGGTGCATCGGCTGCTGGCCGAGTACCTGGAGGAGGTGGAGCGGTACGTGCGGACCGGCGGCGAGGAGGGCATCGGGCGGCTGATGGTGTTTATGCCCCCGCGTCACGGCAAGAGTGAGTTGGTCTCCAAACGGTTCCCGGCCTGGTTCCTGGGGCGGAATCCGGACAAGCGGGTGATTCTCTCCAGTTGCACGGGCTCGCTGGCGTACGATTTCTCTCGCGGGGTGCGGGAGATCGTGAAGGATACGCCATTCCAGGCGGTTTTCGGGGCGCGGAGCAGCCAGCAGGAGCCGGTGTTGCTCTCGACGGAAAGCCGGGCGGTGGACGCCTGGAATATCGAGGGTCACCGGGGCGGGCTGGTGGCGGCGGGCGTGGGCGGCTCGATCATTGGGCGGGGGGCGGACCTGGCCGTGATTGATGATCCGTTCAAGGATCGCAACGACGCGGAATCGCAGGCAACGCGGGACAAGGTAGATGCGTGGTATCGGAGCACGCTCTACACACGACTGGAGGAGGCGGGCGCGATTGTGCTGATGCATCAGCGCTGGCACTCGGATGATTTGGCGGGGCGCCTGATCCGGCGGATGCTGGAGGGTGGCGACCGGTGGGAGATCCTCTCGCTCCCGGCGCTGGCGGAGGAGTGGGCGCAGCCGGATGGCGACGAGGAGGCGTTCCAGGAGCAGGTGAAGGAGGCGGTGCAGCAGGGCTATTGGATCAGCCGCGATCCGCTGGGGCGGGAGCCGGGCGAGGCGCTGTGGGCGGGGAAATTCGACCGGGAGGCGCTGGATGCGATCCGTGCCAACCTGGGCGGCTACGATTGGGACGCGCTGTACCAGCAGCGACCGCGCCAACTGGAAGGGGCGCTGATTAAGGCGAACGAGATCCCGGTTGTCGATCAGGCGCCGGAGGGCTTGCGGGTGGCGCGCTACTGGGATCTGGCCGTGAGCGGGCGCGAGAGCGCGGATTACATCGTCGGCGCGAAGGTCGGTCGCTCCTCTGAGGGGCGGCTGTACATTTTAGATATAGCGCGGTTCCCGGGGCCGTGGGCGGATGCGAGGCCGCGGATGGTGGCGACGATGCAGCGCGACGGGGCCGAGGTGGAGCAGGGCATTGAGGTGAGCGGTCAGCAGGGCGGCTACTTCCAGGAGTTGCAGCGCGACGAGGCCCTGGCGGGCGTGCCGATCTCTGGCGTGGACCCGCGCAAGGTAGGAAACAAGGAAGTGCGGGCCAACGTGTGGGCCAGCCGGATTGAGGACGGGCTGGTGGCGATGGTGCGGGCGCCGTGGAACGATGATTTTATTGCGGAGGCACTGGCGTTCCCGCGGGGGCAGCACGACGATCAGGTGGACGCGGTGAGCGGGGCGGTGCAGATGCTCCCGGCGGTGGTGGCCTTCTCTGACGTGCCTCAGGCGCCGGACGTGCGCAGCCGGTGGGATGCGTTTGGGGAGATCGGCGGGGCGGGATTCAGTGAGATGGCGAGGGAATTGTCTGGTCATCCCTCGAAGGGCTTAGGATGACCAGACGGGGGAGATCAGGCGAGGATGGAGGGCTTCAGTTCTTCGCGGAGGCGTGTGACGGTATCCATCGGCAGGTGGGAGAGGGCGGCGGCGAGGATGGAGGCGAGCTCGAAGGAATCGGAGAGGGATTGAATCTGGCTAAGTTGGGCGTCGGTTTCGACCGCGCGGTCGGTGTGGGCGTAAAGGGCGCGGGCGATGAGGTCGCACTCGTGAGCGGTGAGTTCGACGGTGACGAGGCTCGGATCGATGCTACGGGTCTTCATCTGGTTGCTCCTTTACTCGATGGCGCGAGCCCGCGGCTTTCGCGCTTCCGGGAGCAACCAACTCGACGGGGCGCATTCCACCACGGGCTCACAGGTGTATTGTATGCGATTGTGCCAGAAACGCAAAAACGCCCCTGCCGATGAGTTGGTTGCTCAATGGTAAGTATACCACGTTGAGCGTTAAATGTGTTGACCAGTTGGGTAAGCGGACTAAACATTGGGAGAGAGATGGTACGGATACCGCTGACGATGAATGAGGTCGGAAGGACGGGGCTACTGGAGTTCGCGGGGCAGGTCTCCGAGTCTTATACATCAAAATTGGAGTGGCCCGCAGTGTATGATGTGTATGATGAGATGCGCAGGCGCGATCCGACGATCCGAACGATGTGGAACGCGCTGGTGATGCTTTCTCGCACCGCCCAGTGGTACTTCGAGCCGGAGAGTGAGAGCGCGGAGGACCGGGCGGCGGCGGATTTTCTGGACGATTGTCTGCACGATATGAGCCATACGCCCGCCGACGCCATCGAGGACGCGCTGACGTGCGTGATGTTCGGCTGGTCCTGGCTGGAGATCTGCTACAAGCGGCGCGAGGAGCGCGAGGGTTATATCGGCTGGCGGAAGTGGGCCGTGCGCCGGCAGAGTTCCTTCCACAAGTGGCAGTTCGACGAGACCGGCGGGCTCCAGGCGCTGGTGCAGCGCCCGGCGCCGGACTACGAGGAGATCACGATCCCGATCCAGAAGAGCCTCCATTTCACGTTCCAGCGGGACGGGGGGAATCCGGAGGGGCTGGCGCTGCTGGAATCGCTCTATGAGACCTGGTATTACTTGAAAAATCTGCAGATCATCAACGGTATCGGCTGGCAGCGGTCGTTCGTGGGGCTGCCGACTTTCGAGTTCGAGGAGAAGCCGAGCAGCGAGGACCAGAGCCAGGTCGAGAGCGTGGGCCAGGCGCTCGCGGTGGACGCGAAGCAGTACGTGAGCGTGCCGAGCGGCGTGAATTTCTCGTTGACCAGCGTGAGCAACACCAACGCCGAGGCGCTATTGAGCACGATTCGGTATTATCGGCTGCTGATGCTCCAAACAATGCTGGCGGACTTCATCAATTTGGGCACGGGCCAGACCGGCTCGTGGGCGCTGGGGAGCGACAAATCGCAGCTCTTTTTGATGGCCACGGACGGGACGCTGGACCGGCTGGCGAGCGTGGTCAACCGCTTCGCAGTGCCGCGGTTGCTGCAGTACAACCCGCAGATCAAGGGCCGGGCGCGCCTGACGCACACGAAGGTAGAGAAGCCCGCGCTGGGGCAATTGGGCAACTGGCTGCAGCAGGTGGGCGACTTGCTGACGTGGACGCCGGAGGATGAGAATTGGATCAGGAAGAGAACCGGAATGCCAACGGCGGGAGTAGGGAGTAGGGAGTATGGAGTAGACGAGCAGGAGAGCGTGGAGGATGAGGATGAGGAGGGGCTGGCGGAGTTTGCGGAGCAGGGGCGGCGGAAGCAGCGGGCGCGGATTGAGAATGAGTTAGGCGACGATTTACGCCAGTTCCTGGACGAGCAGCAGGAGCGCGTGGTTGAGGCGGTGGAGCGGGACCGGGACGTGGCGGACGACGACGCGTTCTGGCAGGAGGAGAGCGCGCGGCTGCGGAAGGAGTTCCTGGGGCGGCTGGTGCAGGCTGTGCAGCGCCTGATCTCGATGGCGACGGACGACGTGGAGGAGGAAGTCGGCGGCGGGGTCGATTGGGCCGGGGTGAATGAGGAAGCGGCAGCCTGGGCGCGGCAGTACGCGGGCGAGTTGATCAGTAACGTGACGATGACGACGCGCAACGCGGTCCGGGAGGCGGTGGCCTCGTGGATCGAGACGGGCGCGGAGTTGGATGAGTTGACGCGGACGCTGGCGCCGGTGTTCGGGCCGCGGCGAGCGGAGTTGATCGCCAGCACGGAGGTGACGCGCGCGTTTGACGAGGCGAATGACATCACGCGCCAGCGGATCGGGCTGCCGAGGACGCGCTACAAGGCGCCCGCGCATCCGCGCTGTCGGTGCTCCACGCACCCGATGCTCCTGGACAATGGCGACTGGGTGATCGTGTGGTACACGGCCCGGGATGAGCGGGTGTGCAAGCGGCCGCTGAGCACGCCGTGGGGCCGGGTGAACGGGTGCGGTGAGTTGCACAAGATGATCGTGGGTGCGGAGAAGAAGAAATACCTGGGCAAGCAATTGAGTGAAGTGCAATGACCGAGATTAAAAATCTGGAGGAATTCCAGCGGGAGTTGGAGCGGCTGCGGGAGGCATTGGAGCAGGAGGCGACCGGCGGGCTGCGGGACGATCTGCGGGATACGGTCCACAGGGCCTTGCTGCTCCTGGGCACGTACGCGGCCGATTACCCGCCCCAGCCTGCGGGCAGCAGTTACCGGCGGAGGCGAGAACTGGGCCGGGCCTGGACATCGGCGCAGCCGCGGGTGACGGTGAGCGGACACGTGCTCGAGGCGCGGATTGAGAACGCGATGCCGTACGCGCGTAAGGTGCAGAAGGAAGGCGAGCAGAGGCCAGTGCATCGCGGCAGGTGGCAGACGACCGAGGACGTGGTGCGCGAGCACGTGGGCAAGATCGAGCCGATGATCGCGCAGGTGGGGCTGGATGTGGTGGAGAGGGTGGCCGACTCCGTCGGCTAGGGGTGATTTATGCCATACAGCGAGTGGGACGAGGTAAACGAGGCGATCAAGGGGATCGAGCCGCGGGTGACGCTGGAGCAGGCGAACGTGATCGCGGGGTGGGCCGACGCGATGGAGGAGGCGGAGGACGGGCCAGAGAATCCCTGGGCGGCGGCTATCGCGCGGTTCAAGGATCTGTACGAGGTCGAGGATGGGCGCTGGGTGAAGAAGGAGGAGGATGCCGAGGCCGGGGAGTTCCTGTTCGCCGAGGCGCACCTCCAGGAGGGCCAGCCGGTCGAGTTCCTGCGGGTGGGCGTGTTCACGGACGCGCACGGGCGTGAGGTGGAGGTGACGCGCGAGGACCTGGCGGCGCTGGTGGCGAACTTCAAGGCTGGCGCGGCGGGTCAGGAGGTGCCGATCGACGTCGATCACGAAAAAGGCGAGGCCGCGGGCTGGGTGACGGAGGTTTGGCGGCGCGGCGACCGACTGCTGGCGCGGGTGGACTGGAACTCGCTGGGCGAGGAGTTGGTCGGGGAGCGGGTGTACCGGTACCTGAGCGCGACGATCGACACGGCGCGGCAGGTTTTGAAGAGCATCAGTCTGGTCAATTTCCCGGCGGTGAAGGGTTTGCAACCGGTGGAGTTGGCCGAGGGAGGCTATACGATGGAATTACAGGAGAGTTTGATTGAGCGCATCGTCAGCGCCGTGCGCGGCGTGTTCGAGCAGGTCGAGGCGGCGGAGGAGGATGCGGAGGAAGAGGTCCTGGATCAGCAGGCAAGTAACGGAGAGGAGGAGGCTGTGAACGAGGAGGAACTGAGGGAGCAGATCCGCGAGGAGGTCCTGGCGGAGATGGAGGAGGAGGAGCGTACCCGCGCAGAACTGCGCGAGCAGGTGCGGGAAGAGGTGGAGGCTGCCTATCTGGCCGAGCGCGAGACGGTTACCGAATTGACGGAATTCGCCGAGGAGGTCAATCTGGCGGCGGACCCGGAGCAGGTGGCGGAACTGATGGCGCAGATGGACGAGGATGAGCGCGAGGCCTGGCGGGAGGTGCTGGAGGCGGGCTACGTGGATCTCTCTGAGCGTGGCAGCAGCCGCGAGGGGCAGGGCGGTGCTCAGGAGTTGCCGGCAGGGATGCGCAAGCATTTGGAAAGTTGGCTGGAGGCCGGTCACGACCTTGAGGAGTTCTTTGAGATCAACGCGGCCGAGCTCGGCGAGATGAGCGAGTACGATCTGACGGAGTTTGAGGATCGGGAATAGGGAGTAAGAAGTAGGGAGTAGGGAGTAGGGAGGAATAACGATGGCTGATTTGACAGGCAACGCGCCCTTGCGCATCTGGGGCGAGGCGTATGTGGAGACGTTTCATCTGAGCAGTTCGGGGGCGCAGACGATCTACAAGGGCCACCCGATGCTGATCAACCAGAGCAAGGATACGACCAAACTCTGGCACTGGGACGATGGGGACGAGGCGGTGGCGGCGACTGATGTTTTCGTGGGAATCGCAGCCGAGGAGAAGAGCATCGAAAGCGGCGCCTCTGAGAGCGACATCGACAGCGAGATCGAGGTTTACGTCCAGCCGACCATCGTCGGGTTCAAGTCCAGCGTATTCGACAACGCCGATCTGGGTAAGACGGTGTATATGAGCGACAGCGACACGCTAAGCGAGACGGCGGCGGACAACCCGGAGATTGGAAAGTTGCATCGGGTGCGTGATGGCTACGCATACGTGCGACTGAGCACGCCGAACGTCTGCTCTGGCGCGTAGGCCGGTAAGAAATAAGTAGGAAGTAGGAAGTAGGAAGTAGGAGGAGGATATGTTAACAGGCAATGTTCCAAAGCATTTGACGGTCGGGGTGAAGACCGGCTTTCTGAGCGCATTCAAGGATGCGCCGCAGACGTGGCGGCGCATCGCGCAGATGGTGCAGATGGACAGCGGCTCGATGGATGTAGTGGACCTGGGCTCGGCGCCGATGCCGACCAAGAACCCACAGGTCATTCAGGATATGATCGAGAAAAACATTGCGGTCAAACCGCAGGACTGGTATGTGACGGTCAAGATCAGCCAGAATGCCATCGATGACGACCAAACCGACTCGCTGGAGACGCAGGCGCGGCAGGCCGGGCGCAACTTCGACAAGCATATCAACAACCGTGTCTTCACGGTGTTGAACGGCGGGGACAGCGCGACGTATGGGCTCTGCTACGACGGTCAGCACTTCTTCGACAACGACCACGTGGACGAGGGTGCCCACTACCAGACAAACCAGGACAACGAGTTCACGCTGGCGCTCTCGCTGGATAACTTCGAGACGGTCGAGGTGGCGGCGCAGAAATTCGTGGATGATCAGGGCGAGTACGTCAACTACAACCACGACCTTCTGGTCTGCGCGCCGGACCTGAAGCGGACCGCGTTCCAGATCGTCGGTAACCCCAAAGCATACGATACCGCCAACAATGAGAAAAACCCGTACAGCGGCGATTACGATCTGCTGACCTCTCCGCAGTTGGACAGCGCGGCTTGGTATCTGGCCGCCAGCAGCGAGGAGATCAAGCCGATCCTGGTCGTGATGCGCAAATCGCCGACACTGAACGCGATGTGGTTCGATCCGCAGCAGGAAGAGGGTGGGATCTACTACTGGCAGTGGCACGCGCGCTACGAGATGTATTACGGCGACTGGCGCCTGGCGGCGCAGGGCAATACGTAGGCGCGATGAAGATCCTGGCCTACTGCACGTACAGCGCACGGCTGGCGGTGGGGGCGGCGCTTGACGCATCGCCGCTCACATCGCCGCCGATGCGGGCCTCCAGGTTCGATCCGCAGTGGCTGGAGGGATATGACCTTTTGTACTTCCGGCTGCACGGCAAGCCGCACAGCACGGCGTGGTACAACGATGAGGGCACGATGGCGCTGGCGCCGATCCAGGTGACGCGAGCGGACCTGGGGGGCGCGGTGGTGGTGGCGGCGACGTGCTACGGTGCGGAGAATGGCGCGATGGTGCGAGCGTTCTACGAAGCGGGGGCGGCGCTGGTCATCGCCGGTCCCGGGGAGAACGTGGCGGCAGCGGAGCGGGTGGTGGGGGCCGATCTCCTGGTGCAGTGGGTGATACGGTTGATGCGTCTGGGCGCTGGCGTGGAGCGGGCGTTGCAAGCGGCGCGCTGGCGGTTGCGGCTGACGGGCTGGCGGGCGAGCGATCGCGACGCGGCTCAGTTTGCGGTGGTGAGTAGGGAGTATGGAGTAGGGAGTAAGGAGGTGGGTGATGAAAACGTGGCATAGGGTTGCGATTGCGGTTTTAGTAACGGTGCTGGCGGTTGCTGGCGTGGTGGCGTACCTGGAGACGCGGACGGAATATCAGGTGATGAGCGTGAGCGGCTATGCGCTCCGGTTGGAGGATGGCACGGGGACGGAGATCTTCGCCGTCACCGACGCGGGCAACACGGACGTGGCCGGGACGTTAAACGCCGATGGCGCGGCGACGCTGAACAGCACGCTTGACGTGGACGGGAACCTGAGCAGCGGCACGGGCGCGGTGACTGTGACAGACGATTTGAATGTAACTGGTGCACTTCAGTACGGCAGCAACAGCCTCTACCCACTGGCGTATGCATCGCAGAGTTATGAGATTCAATGTGGCTCAGAGGTGATCACGGGTGCTAACCAGACGGTGACGGTGAGCGATATCACGACCGTCACATTTGGCATCGCCGCGTTGGGCAGCGATCCAGGTACTGGCGCAGGGGATCCGTGGTTCGTGACCGTCGATGCACCGGATGGGACTTCCGGCGATATTGTGGTCAATGTCTGGCAGGATGATGCCAGTGCGGCTACGGCTGGGGGCACCGTTCAGTGGTGCGCTATCGGCAACGAGTAGGAGGCGAGCGATGGCAAAACGATATAACGTCAAGGTGCGGGAGGATCATCGCTGGGCGCGCGTGCGCGTCGCGGGGCGTGAGTTCACGAAAAGCGGCACGGTGATGGCCGAGGGACACATCAACAAGGAGATGCGCAACTCGCTGCTGCTGACTATCGAGGAGATGGACGCGCCGGAGCCCGAGGCGGTGGACGCGACCAACGCGGCGCGGGATCTGGCGGAGGAGCACGACGTTGATCTGACCTCGCTGGTGCCGGGCAGCGGCGAGGAGGGCCGGGTGCTGGTGGGGGATGTGGAGGAGGCGCTAGATGATCACGACTGAGAAGATCGCGGTAGAGACGACCGGCAGCGATGGCTCGGCGTCCGGCTCGCAGGCTAGCGCGCGGGCGCTGGTGGGCGAGGTGGTGGCGATCTATGTGGATTGGAACGGCAGCGCGCCAGCGACCAGCGACATCGATGTGGTGTGTGAGAGCGACGACGACCATCCGGAGATCACGCTGGTGGACAAGGATGATTCCGCGACGGACGCCTGGTTCTATCCGACCATCGAGGAGACCGACACCGCCGGGACGGGGCGGAGCACGTACCGCCCGATCCCGATCAGCGGGACGGTGAAAGTGAGCGTGGCGCAATGCAATGCGTTTGACGCGGCGGTGACGGTCTACGTCTATGTGAGGCGGTGATATGGCAATCGGGAGCAATTCCTACGGGAGCGTGGCTGAGGTAGAGGCGCTGACGCTGCGCTACACGGATAACGGCAGTTACGACGCGGACACGCGGCCGACGCTGACGCAGGTGGAGAAATTCATCGACCGCGTCTCGGGCGTCTTGAACGTGCTGCTGGCGCAGGCGGGCTTCGAGGTGCCAGTGAGCCAGGCTGATGCCAAGTTGGCGCTGGATGACTTCGCGGTTGACCAGGCCGCGCAGCTCTGCCACGCGGCCAACGGCGCCGGGCCGTACGCGCCGGGCAGCACGGAGTTGCGCGGGCGGCGGGCGCGATCCGCCATCATCGAGGAGGCGGAGGAGTTCATCGCATCGCACGCCTCCGGGTTCGAGGCGCTGGGCGCGACGCGGACGCGGCACCTGACGGACGGGCTGGCGTGCCGGACGGAGGATGATAGCGGCGACGAACTCCACCCGATGTTCGACCGGCAGCAGATGGGCAATAACATCATCGAGTGGGATACGGGCTGATGAGCCGGTGCGTGTGCGTGCTGGGGACGGGCCGGAGCGGGACCTCCGCGACGGCGGGGATGCTGCACCTCCTGGGCGTGCCGATGGGCGCGCCGTTCGTGGAAGCGGATGGCAATAATCCCTGGGGCACGTTCGAGGACGCGCGGTTGATGACGCTGACGCGGCGGGTGGTGGCGGGACGCGAGCCGGTGGAGGCGTTCCGACCGGTCTTCGCTGCGCTGAGCAAGCAGCCGCTGTGGGGTTTCAAAATCCCGGCTTTCGTGGAGATCGCCAGCGAGGCGCTACCACTGTTACAACTGGTCTGCGATGAGGTGCTGCTGGTGACAGCGACGCGGCCGCGGGAGGCGTGCATCGCGTCGTATCAGCGAGCGTATGGCGCTGAGTACCACCAGGCGCGGCACTGGTACAGACGGCGGTACTCGGCGCTGATGCGCGTGCTGGCGGCCTGGGAGGGGCCGGTGCTGGACGTGTGGTGGGCGGTGACGCGGGTCGATCCGATGCTGCAGGCGTGTCGGCTGGCGCGGTTTGTGTTTGGCGCGGGTGACGGGTTCCCGCCGAGCGAGGTGGTCCAGGAGGCGGCGGGGCATATACGGCAGGGAGTAGGGCCATCCTTCGACAGGCTTAGGATGGCTAGGTAGGGAGTAGGGATATGGGCGACGCGGCGATCCAGGGCTACATTCAAGATCTGATCCAGGCGAGCGACTTCGACGACGCCGACGTGACGCTGGGGGACTTCCGCGTCCTGGATCGAGGGAGCGCGCCGTATGCGGTGATTCTGCCGGGGGAGATCATCTCAGCGGAGCGGTCGGGCGGCTGGTCCCAGGTGAAGGTCACCTGGGAGCACACGGTGGTGGTTTTAGGGCGTCTCCTCGATGATTCCTACGCCGATTTCACCGCTGCGCGCCAGGCAGTCGTAGACGCCATCGGTGAGAATCCGACGCTGGGCGGACAGAGCGAGATCAAAAACGCATACGTGAGCGCGGCTTCCGAGCCGCTGTATTCCGATGACGGCGGGGATGTGCCGCAGTTCGCCTTTTCCCGCGTCACGGTGCGGGTGGTAGAAGATGTATCGTACGACGGGAGTGGGGAGTTTACGACGTGACGCTGAGAGCGTGCGTGATCGCCTACAACGAGGAGCAGATGCTGCCGGGCTGCCTGGAGAGCCTGCAGAGGCCGTTCGTGGACGAGATCGTGGTGGTCGACGGCGCTTACGCCGATTTTCCGCACAGAGCGGCCTCCTCAGACGACGCTACGCGGGAGATCGCCGAAACTTACGGTGTTTCGTGGTTTCCCGCGCCTGAGCGTGGCTCTAGGCGGCGCTGCTGGCGCGATGAGGTGGAGAAAAGGAATGCTTATCTCATTGGGAACGAGGGAGACTGGTATTTTCAAATCGATGCGGATGAAAGGTTGCTGGGGGAGTTGCCCGATCTCGAGCACGGGCGGGTGTATGCGCTGCGAATTCAGAGACGGGGTGGCGGATGGTCGTGGGTGCCGCGTATCTTTCAACACCTCGGCCATACGCGCTACTACGGCGCGCATCACCACCTCTGGCGTGACGAGACATTGATCTGGCACGAGGACTGGGTGCGGGTGGCGCGGGAGCAGGCGTATTTGTTGCATCTGAGCCACCTGCGGAGCGTGGAGCGGCAGCGAGCCAAGCGAGCCTGGCTGCCGGGGAAGAGGAGACGTGAGCGAGATTACCGACGCGCACAAGGCGTTTGAGTGGATCGGGCGCGAGGGCGAGTACCTGATGGGCGTCCCGGCCCGGGACCTGTACCCGCGGGACCTGATGGAGGTCGAGGAGCGGGAGGGGATCACGCAGGAGGAGATCGCGCAATCGGGGTTGTACGCGCCGGTCAACCTGGCGGAGATGGAGCCGTTCTGCGGCGCGCCGCTGTACGGGGGCGCGCGCTGCCGGGAGCCGGTGGCGGCCTGGGGGCTGCGCTGCGAGGAGCACGGCGCGTTGACGCAGATCACGGGCATCGGGCCGGAGACGGCGGCGTGTTTGCGGGAGCGCGACATAGGCGCGGCCTGGGACCTGGCGGGGATGACGGACGTGCGCCTGGAGGAGATGGCGGACACGATCCCGCGCGTGAGCGCGCGGCAGATGAGGGACTGGCGCGAGCAGGCGCTGGCAATCAGCCGAGAGGCAGAAGTAGAGCAGAGACTGGAGGGAGACGATGGGGCTTAAAGCATTCCGACGGATTTATGCGAGTAACGCAGAGGATACGCACGGCACGGCCGAGGCGGCGGTAGAGGTACTGCGCGGTGTCCTGGCATTCGAGGACGAGAATGAGTTGCACCGGCCGGAGTACGACCGCAACTCGCTGGCGTTGTACCACGAGGACGATGAGTTCGTCAGCAAGCGGGTCTCGCTGGCGTGGACGTTTGACCTGAATTTTCGGCACATCCTCTGGCCGCTTCTGATGGGTGTGCGCGGGAATGTGACGCCGACGCAGCCGGACAGCACGAATGAGCCGAACGCGTACCTGTGGACGTTCGCGCCCTCGCTGACGGGAGCGAACACGCCGGATCAGGCGAACGGTATCGAGACATTCACGTTTGAGTTCGGCGACGACGATCAGGCGTTCGAGGCGGGGTTTTGTTTCGCGACGGAGATCGAGATCAGCGGCGAGGCTGACGGCGTGGTCGAGGCGACAGTCTCGATCGTGGGGGACGAGAAAAGCGAGACATCTTTCACGGGCGGGCTGAGCGAACAGAGCGTGCAACTGGCGCCGTTTAACCTGGCGAAGATCTACATTGACGATGACGGCGGGACGATGGGTAGCACGCAAAAGACGGGGCTGCTACGGGCGTTCACCTGGACGCTGGAGACGGGTCTTTTTGCGTTCCCGACGGCGGACGGTTCGCTGACGTTTGGCGCGGTGAGCGAGGGGAGGAAGGCCCCGGAGCTCGAACTGGTCTATAAGGCCGGGAGCGACGCCGAGACGGAACGGGGGCACTACCGCAGCCGCAACACGCGGCTGGTGCGGATTGAACTCAATGGTCAGACGGAATTGGACAGCGGGCAGGACAATCCGCCGTACCTGCAACTGGATCAGGCGATCCGTTATGAGCATTGGCCGATGATCGACGACGATGACGGCCAGAGCATCATCTCGGTCCCGGCGTATGGAGTCTACAATAGCGGTTACGGAAAGGTTTTTGAGTGCGCGGTGCTGAACGACGTGAGCGCGTTGCCGACGTAGGCAGGAAGTAGGGAGTAGGGAGTAAGGATTAAGAGGGGGCAGGTATGCCAGGATTTACGGATGTCACCAAAGTGATCGAGGCGGACTGGTGGGCCGAGGAGGAGGAAGCGGAGATCCGGCGCTTTGCATACGGCGATCGGAAGTTCCTGACGGGGAAGTACGTGGAGGTGTGCCAGCAATTAGGCGTCGAGCCGCAGGAGGCGGGCGTGCGGGGCGAGTTGCTGGAGACAATCAACAATCTGACGATTCTCCGCGCGGTGGTGCGCTGGACGGGGCCGGATGGCGAGGAAGTGCCGGTGACGATGGAGAGTGTGCGGGCGCTGGACGAGCGCGACGGCGATTTTATCCTGGCCGAGATCCAGGCGTTTAACGAGACGATGGGGGAGGACGAGCGCGAGACATTTCGCGGAGCGGGTGGAACTGGCGCTTGAGCGCGGCAGCGCGTTGCCAGCAGGAGCGACGGATGCGATGTTGCTGCTGGAAACGGGGTGGACGGAGTATGAATTGCTGTATGAAACGAGCCCGCAGATGGTAGCGAAGGTGCGAACGATCCTGACGAAGCGCGCCGTGGTGGAGAAGCGCGAGGCGCGGCTGCGGGATAAACTGCGATAGCATACAAGAGCATAGGTGACCGTTTTAACACCTATGCTCTTTTGTCGAAAGGGCGATATATGGCAAGCAGGGCAGCGCTTGAGATTGTGCTTGAGGCGCGGGATGATGCGTCTCGCGTGCTGGAGGGCACGACGGACGGGCTGGCGGATTTCTCCGAGCAGGCGGAACAGGCCGGGGAGGAATCGGAGCGGGCGGCCGAGGGCGTGGACGAGGCCAGCGAGAGTGTGGACCTGCTGGGGATGGCGCTGGGGGCCGGGGCGATCCTGGGGGCCGGGGCGCTGTTTGCGGATCTGGCGCAGCAGGCTTGGCAGTTCAGCCAGGATATGGATGCGGCGATGAACCGCGTCCAGGTACAGACGGGCGCTTCTGCGTCTGAACTGGCTGCGTTCCGCGATGTGGCCACGGACACGTTCCGCGCGGGCTACGGGCAGAGCGTGGACGAGATCGCGCGGGCGATGGCGAACGTGGAGCAGGTCACGGGCGAGACCGGCGCGGCGCTGGAGGAATCGACGCAGAAGGCCCTCACGCTCTCCGATGCGCTGGAGATGGACGTGGGGGAGAGCACGGCGGCGGTCTCTAGCCTGATGACGAATTTCGGCGCGTCCTCTGAGGAGGCCTTTGACCTGATCGTGCGGGGCTCGCAGATGGGTCTGAACCGGATGGGCGATCTCTCCGATACGGTTCGCGAGTACAGCAGCGACTTTAGCCGCCTGGGCTTTACGGCTGAGGAGACGCTCCAGGTGATGAATGCGGGCCTGGAGGCGGGCGCGTACAACACAGATGTGGTGGCCGATGGCGTGCGCGAGTTCGGCATCCGATTCTCCGCGGCGGAGGACACGGCAGTCGAGGCGCTGGAGGCGATCGGGGTCAACACCGAGGATCTCTACGAGCAGTACGAGGACGGCGAGGTCACGGTGCGCGATGCGATGCGCGAGGCGACGCGGGCATTGGCGAACGTGGACGATAAGACGCTGCGCGCGCGGGCTGGCGCGGCCCTGTTTGGCGCCAAATGGGAAGATGTGGGGGGCGATGTCTTCGTGGCGGCGGGGCAGGCTGAAGAGGCGATTGACGGGCTGGCCGGGGCCTCTGATCGGGCGACGGAGGCGATGGAGGGGGGGCTGGGTCCGGCGCTGCAGCGCTTCAAACGGACCACGGTGGCGTCTCTGGCGCCGATGGGCAGGCACGACAGCGCGCTGACCAAAATCGTCAACACGGCCAACACGCTCCAGAGCGAATACAGCGAGGTCAAGCAAACGCAGGCGGGCTGGCGGCAATCGCTGACGACGCTGGTCCCGGCGCTGAATGCAGTGGTAAACGGCGGCGAGGCGCTCTACAACGTGCTGTTCAGGCAGCGTGGCGAGATTCCGCAGGTGGCGAATGCTATCCCACCGTACGTGGAGCGGGCGCAGCAGATGGAACGGGCGGCGCGCGGCGCGGGCGACGGGCTTCAGGCGCAGGCGGAGGCGGCGGATAGTTCCAGGATGAGCCTGGATGAACTGGGGGTGACATCGCAATCGGTAGCCTCGGCTTTTGGGCAGATGACGTTCAACGATCAGGAGTTGTGGGACCTGGCGCTGGCGAGCGGGGCCAGTGTGGAATCGCTGGCGCTACTGGCGCAGCAACTGGGCATTGCGACCGACGCCGAGATCCAGCACACGATCAAGGCGAAGGCGCTGGTGGCGATGTTTGGTGAGGGGGAGATCAGCGCGCAGCAACTCAAGGCGGCATTCGATGATTTAGAATCGTCGCACAACGTGGCGACGGTGGCGGCTGATGAGAGCCTGGCGACGTATGAGAGCCTGCGCGACGGATTGCACGAGAATGAGAGACTCACGCTGGAGCACATCGAGAGCGTCCGGGGCCTGGGCGATGAGATGGTCGATACCGGTCAACGGTCGGACCGGCTGGATCGGGACGTGGGAGGTCTGACGGGGACCACGAGCCGGGCCGAACGGGCGACGATGGATTTCCACGCCGCGCTTTCCGACGCGGGCTACGAGGCCGAGGCAGCGACGCGGGACGTGGATGGCTACAGCGGGGCGCTGCGGGATGTGCCGCGGGACGTCAGGACCGACTTCGACTACAGCGGCCTCGAGCAGGCCGAGGCGGCGGCGGAGGAGACGCGCAGCGCGATTGAGGATATTCCAGGCAACATCGACGTCAGCGTCGATTACAGCGAATCCAACCGGCCCTGGGAGTCGCTGCCGGGCTCCCGTTCAATCGACATCTATTACAACAACGCCAATGAACCCTGGAAAAATATCCCGAGCGATCTGATTATGAATATCAGCACGATCAATTCCAGCACGATGAACACCGGTACGATCAATGCGTCGACCATCCAGACGTACGGCGGCTATACCCAGGGGCTGGCGCGGGGCACGCCGCACTGGATGGGCGGGCTGATGTTGGTGGGCGAGGCCGGGCCGGAGATCGTCGATCTCCCGCAGGGCTCGCGGGTCTATTCCAACACGCGCAGCCGGATGCTGGCGCGGCAGTCGGGCGGCGGGGGGCAGCGAGTGGTCTATCAGATCTCGAATCACTTTGGGCGTGGGAGCGTGCGCAGCGAGCGTGACATTCGCAGAATCGCGCAGGAGATCGAGCGCTCGAAGGTGCTGCGCGGCGGGCGGATGATCGCATAGACAGGAGGGCGCTTTGGCAGGGTTGACGATTACGGTTGGCGGGAACGACATCACCGATTACGTCCAGGTGCGCAGCATCTACCTGGAGGAGGTGGCGACGGATGCGGTGGCGCTGTGCGAGTTCGACGTGCGCGACCACAGCGGCACGGTGGGCATCACGGAAAAAGACGCCATCACCATTGACGACGACGGCACCACGCTGTTCAGTGGCGAGGTGGTGGACGTGGAGGACACGGCCGATGGCGTGGCGAAAGAATGGCACGTCATCTGTCAGGACAATAACATCCTGCTGGATGAGGTGGGAGTGTCGGGCGAGAGTTACGCGGCAGGCACCTCGGACGCGGATATCATTGATGATTTATTCACCACGTACCTGAGCGCCATTGACAGCACGACGCACGTCAGCACCCTCGACGCCTCGATGGAAGCGGTGGCGTATGACGGGATGCTGCTGCGCGAGGTGTTGGATGATCTGGCGAGCCGCACGGGGGCGCGGTATTACGTCGACTACGACAAAAACTTCCACTGGTTCAGCACCGAGGCCGAGGCGGCGGCGTTTGACCTGAGCACATCGCCGGATTACGCTAACACCTATCCCTTCGGCGGCTTCCGGCGCATCCGCAGCGCGGCCGAACTGGCGAACCGCGTCTACGTCAAGGGCAAGGAGGTCAGCGGCTGGGTGGAGGATGCGGCCAGCGTGAGCGCGTACGGTGAGCGGGAGACCGTGAGCCGTGACCAGCGCATCACCACGGCGCAGGGCGTGACGGACCGCGGCGAGGCGATCCTGGCAGAGCACGCTCTGCCGAAGGAGACGTACGAACTGCATATTCATCGCGACGGGCTGCGGGCCGGGATGAGCATTGACGTGACACACGAGACCTGGGGGCTGTCGTCAGAGACGCTCTACATACGCGAACTGCGGATGACGGTGATCAGCGACGACGCGGAGACGCGGCGTTACGATCTTATTTTGGGTAGTGAGCCCGCCGAGCCTGCACGCACGGCCCGGACGCAGCAGATGATGCTGGCGCGGGTCGAGGACCAGGTGAACAGCGTGAGCGATACGGTGTTCGACACCGACGCGCCGAGCGCGCCGAACGCGCTGGGCGCGGGGAACATCTCCACTGGCGTGAGCGAGGACGCCGATGGCAAGCAGATCGTGTGGGCGGAGGTGACCTGGAGCGAGGTCACGGACAGCGACCTGGATCACTACGAGGTGCAACTGAGCACGCAGAGCGATTTCTCCTCGGACGTGACCACACGCGTCCACCCGGCGGGCGGGGATCGCAGCGAGCGGTTCACGGGCTTGCTGGGGAATACCACCTATTACGTGCGCGTGCGGGCCGAGGATTGGACGGGGAATGATTCGGCCTGGGACTACGGCGGCGGCTCGGCGTACTCATTCACCTCGGCGGCTGATTCCAGCGCGCCGGCGCAGGTAAGCGGTTTGAGCGCGGCGAGCAGCCGGACGCTCGTGGGGCTCTCGTGGGACGAGAACAGCGAAGCGGATCTGGCGTACTACGAGATTCAGCGGGCGGACGATTCTGGCGGCTCGCCAGGAGCGTGGAGCACGATTGCGCAGGCGCGGCTAAATTTCTATGTGGACCAGGACTTCACGAATTCTGAGGTCTCTAATCAGGATACGTTCTGGTATCGGGTGAGAGCCGTGGACACGTCGGGGAACGCGGGGAGTTGGGCGGCGCAGACGAGCACGGCACTGGGCCAGATCACGACGGACCACATTGCGGCGAACACGATCACGGCGAATAACATCGCGGCGAACACGATCACGGCCGGCGAGATGAACGTGAGCCAGCTCAGCGCCATCGCGGCGGATATGGGGAGCATCACGGCCGGCACGATCACCGGCGCGACGATCCGCACGGCGGCGAGCGGCGCGCGGGTGGTGCAGGATAGCACGGATGGCATCCGCGTGTTCAATGCCAGTGACGTGCTGACGGCCCATTTTGACGTGGATGGCAGCGGGCAGATTGGAAGCAGCTCGTACGAGCCGATCGTGTGGAATAGTGCTGGTGAAATTGATAAGATCAAGGCGAATCAGATCGATCTGGGAGATGCAGGGATTTTCAGCGAGGCCGATGGGCTACTCCTCCTGGGCCCCAATTGTCCGATCGACGCGGATAGTTGGACTTCGCTGCGCGGGCAGGAGGCGGAGATTAGCGGCGCGTTCCACACCGTGGCGGGGCCGGGGACGCGGGCGCTGATGGTGGAAGAAGGCACGACAAATCTAGTCACAAATCCGCGCGCTGCTGTAGATACAGCTGATTGGGGTTCCTGGACGAATGGCGGGAGCATCAGCTTATCTCGCGACACCGATGAAGATGGGATTCCTGAACTGTATAGTGAGTGCTTTCATTTTCACACCTCGACTGGCGGCAGCGGGGTTTACAGCAGGCGGCACAGCCTGGGCACTGCTTTGCCGAACACAAACGATTACACCATCACATTCTGGGCGAAAACCGAAAGCTGGTCGTCACCGCGGAGTGTAGATGTAGACATTTTCCAAAATTCAGGTGCATATCCTACACTCGTAGACTTTGGCGGCGTCACAGTACGCGATTATTGGCAGAGGTTCACGCTAACAGCTTCTGCATCCGCTGTTGGGGATTCCAGCAACGTGCTCCATTTCCAGACCCAAGATGATCCGAACAATTTGGGGATATGGATTACAGGTGTCCAGTTGGAGCAAAAATCGAGAGCTACCAGCTATTGTGACGGCTCGCTGGGCGCGGGGTATTCCTGGAGCGGGACAGCACATCAAAGCCAGAGCACTCGGTCTGCTACATCTGTAACGTTTGACCCTAGCAACCTTGTTGACCTTTCTTCTGGCACTATCGTTATCAATTTCCAAATGCCGTACGACGCGGGCAGCGCTGGGACGCATGGGATATTCCGCTGGTGGGATGCGTATAATACGGAATCAGTCTATGTGGAGTTAACTTCCAGCGGAAATAATGTCAGCGTCTATTCATACACGGGCAGCGCACAGCAGACAAGTATAAGCGTCTCTCTGTCTGGTAGTGAGCAGGGAGATTGGCACCAGCTAGTCGTGACGTTTGACAGTTCAGTGAAGGTATACCTCGATGGAGAGCTGGCAGGCACCGATTCTACATATTCAGCGCCGTCTATCAGTTCAACTACAGCGTACATCGGGCAAACAGTTTCTCAACTGAATGGTGCGATATGCCAGTTCGCCAGCCTAGGTTCCATCCTCACCGCCGAAGAAGTTGCCGCCCTGTACCACCGCGACGCGCCGTTGGTGGACACGGGTGCACACGACGCGCCCGGCCTGTACATCCTGGACGGGCGGTTCTCGCTTGCGACGAGCACGACTGGCGCGCGGACGCGCATCGACGGGAGCGGGTGGTATGCCTACGATGCCGGTGGCGACGCGGCCTTCGGGCTGGCGCTGGAGGATGGCGTGGCCTGGGGCGGTTTCACGATCGATAAGAGTGACCTCGTATTAGGCCACAACAAAGCGGGGTCTGCTGCGATTTTGTGGGATCAGAGCGAGGGCACGTTTGATTGTTTCGGGGACGGCGATGCCACGAAAGAATGGGGGATCGGGACCGACGGGGCGATCACAGCGGGCGGCGGCACGGTAAAAATATCGCGCGATGAGTATATACAGTTTTTCGACGATAGCAGCAACGAGATCGGGAGCATCGGCCTCGGCGCATTCACCACCGGAATTTTTACATCATACGACGGAATAGAATTTTTGTACAAAGACCCCGCAGATGACGACTATGGAAAGTACTGGGTGTCCGGCAATCAGGTCGGAGCCAAGGCGTGGGATAATTCTAAATCTGAGGCGCTGGGATTCAAAATAAAGGCCAGCGATTTCACCATTTCACCCAATCCAGACGACGGATTGATAGATGCCCTGTGGAAGTGCGATCGCGATGGCGATACATATCAAAGCGGCTATGCTGCATTTGGCAACCGGTCCCATCCCGACCCGGCGTTCTTCATAGGAGACGCCTGCCTGTACGCGAATAGCGATGAATTGATTGGGATGGATGACGCGGGCAACAAGACCACCCTGACGCCGCATACGTTTGACCTGGTGGAGCCAAGCGAGCCGATGGCGTGGTGCTACCACAGCAAGCGAGGCGGGCGCGTAGTTGAGGTCGATATGATGCGGCTGGCACGTTTAGTCGAGAAGTTGAGCGGTGAGCAACTGGTTTATATCGAGGAGGATACGACGTGATCGAGCAGAAATTATCAGCGGCACAGCGCCGCGTTTTCGCGGCGCTATCGCAGCAGCGCCAGGAGGCGATGGAGATGCTGCAGGAGATCCAGGAGGCGCAGCAGGAGCAACTGGAGATGTTACGCCAGCAGTACGGTCTCCCTGAGGCCGACTACCGGCTCAAACAAAAGTCCGATGGCTCGGTCGTGATGTACGCCGAGCCACCGGACCAGGACGAGGCTACAGACGCCAGTTAGCGACCGGCGAGGCGCGTTTGTGGGCTTCGTCCAGGTCGACCTGGGCGATAGCCACGTAGCGCTTGACCATCTTCAGGCTGGCGTGGCCCAGGAACTGCTGCAGTTCCAGCGTCTTGCCGCCATTCCTTAAAAAATTAATAGCGAAGGTATGCCGGAAGCGGTGCGGATAGGCGTCAATGCCGCAGCGCTCGCCGAGGCGATGTATGAGATGATAGCAAGCGTCCGTGGTCAGCGGGCGCTTGTGGCCTCTTGAGGAGAGAAAGAGGTGATCCTCGGGCCGCGCGTCACGCTCCAGGAGGTATTCCCACACGGCCTTCATCGTGCGGTGGGAGATGCGCAGCACGCGCTCTTTATCGCCCTTTCCGGTGACCTTGATGCTCAAATTGCGCCGGTCGACCTGACCGACGAGCAGGCCGGGCTTATCCAGGCGCGGGCTGTAGCAAATCTCGCCGTTGCGCGCGCCGGTATCGAGGAAAGTGAGGATCAGCGCGCGGTCGCGGGCGGCGGTGGGGCGGCGGTTGCGGCAGGGGGATTTGCCGGGGCGGTCGTATTTGTCGGTGTAATCGCAGGCCTCCAGGAGCGCCTGCACGTCGTCGCGAGAGAAAGGCTCGATGGCGGGCGGATCGGGCCTTCTGACGTTCACGGCGCGCACAATGTGATCGTCGGCGTAGCCCTCGGCCGTGGCCCAGGTCCAGAGCGCCGAGAGCGCGGTATGGATGTTGAGGATGGATTTTTGCGAGAGTTCGACCGGCTCGCGGTCCGCAGCGCCGCCGTGGGGCGCGCGCGAGTTGCCCAGCCAGTCGAGGAAGCGGCGGATCTCGTCGGCGTCGATCTCCGCGATGCGCGGATCCGCGCCGTCGAGCCAGCGGCGGAAATGGTTGAATGAATTCTGGTAATCGGCGATGGTGCGCGGCGATAACTGGCGCGCACGAGCGTCGAGGAGGTAGCCCTCGACGGCCTGCTCGAAGGTGATGTCTGTTTGCATCCGTATGGCCTCCGGTAGATTAGAACGTATGTTCTAAAGCGCCGCGAGGGTGTAGAGGGCGCTTTTCGGTACATCGTTAGGTCGCGGGTGAGCGAGTGTGCCAACGATGGCCTACCGGCGATAGTACGGATGGTTTGCGGCGTTGCCCGTGTGGTCTGAGGCTCCTCGGGAAGGATTCGAACCTTCAACCTACCGGTTAACAGCCGGCCGCTCTACCATTGAGCTACCGAGGAATCTTTGCGGCGAGTATTATACTCGTAAGCGCCGAACTCGTCAAGTTTTGATTCGCGGCTTTCACGAACCAGGCAGGATGGG